CACGATGGTGAAGCCTGCGACCGTCTGGACCTTACCGTCAGAGTAGCTGCCGTTGTTGCCGGGGTTGTAGAACAGGTTCAGCAGCTTATCGCTGTTGACGAGCTTGTAATACACAGCAGGCGAAACGATCAGGTAACGATCTTCAGCAGGGATGTTCTTTTCGTCGAAGTTCTGAGCAGCAGCGTAAGCAGCGTCAACGAGGTTCTGGACGCTGTAAGACACGCCGATACCGCTGGAGACAGCATTACCCTGACCGACTGCACCAACACCGATACCACCAGTACCAGTGTCACGAGCGGCCTTAATAGCCAGCGACAGGAGGTTGCGGTCGTAGGTCTGAGCAAGTGCCTGACCCATCTGGGTCGAGTACTCAGAGCGAACGTCGTAGTGAGAGATAGCTTCGTCAATGCGAGCGATGAAGGTGTTGGCAATCAGCAGATCATCAATGGTGATGACCTTTTCATCCTGCTGGATGATGTTGCCAGTGATTTCAGCACCGGGAGTGTGATACGAAGCCGAGGTCTTACCAATGGCGGGGAACTGAGCCGACTTGCCAGAGGTAATGTTGCGGACACGAACCTTGTCCTTCATGATGGTAGCAGCATTGTAGGTCGTCATGACCTCACCGCTGAAAACCTTCAGAAAGAGAGCACGAGTATCACCAGAGCCAAGCTGCTGGCCGATACGAGAGGGAGTTGCGTTAGCCATAATAAAAATTTCCTTCCGAGAAATTGTGGGGTTGTAGTTGAGTTAAAATGAACTCGACCCACCTAGTCAGTTATCCTATTGTGTCTCCTCAGAGAGTGTCGTCGGGCTGGAAGGTTAGTACTTGTTCTTTGGGCTTCTGGGCGCACCATGAAGCGGGGCTTTAGTTATGATCGTTTCGGCTGCTTAATACGGTTAGCATGCCTAGAAATGATCTGTAGATTTGAGCGACTGTTATTGGAAGGGTCCATATTCTTATGGTCCACTTCCTTTCCTTTGACAGCCGCTGCGCCGTGTTCTTTGATCATGAGCCGCCTTGCACGTTTTCTCATGATGTTCTCATGTCTACGTTCGGGCGTTCGTGATGCGGCGTATTCTTTTGCGTAATCACGAGCCATAAGAATATCCTTAGAGTACTGCCGACCGGGAAACCCCCAGTCCAATAAACAGTTACATAATGTCCGAGTTGGCGAGCTTGCGCTCAACGTCCTTACGGAAAGCAGGATCAGTCTTGTACCGAGGATCGGACATGTCCTTACTCATCTCGGCAAGCGAGCGGTAAGATGCTGCACCAGCAGTTGCATTAGCACCTGATACAGAGCGTTTAGGCTCAAAGCCTACCTCAGCATCGTAACGAGCTTTCAGACCCTTTACTGCCATCATAGCAGCACTAATGTTGCCGCTATCTACTGCGGCATTGTAGGCCTGTATTTCGTTCTGATCCATGTTGTCTGCGGCCCACCCCACCATTGCATTGTATGAGTCCTCACCACCAACGGCATTGAAGACGTTGTTGCGAGTTGCATCGAGGAGAGCCTGCTGACCAGCGATATACTGATCAACGATAGGTTTAGGAATGCCGGATTTCTCCAGAGCTTCGTAGTCGGTAGGGTCGAGTGCTCCCTTTTCCCAATACTTAGTGGAAAGCTCATCGAAATTCAGTCCAGCCGCTTTAGAGGCTTCACGAGCGGCATCTTCGTCATTGGCTACCTCAGTAGCTTTTTCCGAATCTTGCCCATCCTGAGCCTTCTCTGTCGGTTCTGGAGTGGTTTCCTGAGGGGGGGTCTTCGATCCCATCTTCTTCTCAAGCTCGGAATAGGCAGCAGCCATATCCTCGACACTCTTGAACTTTTCTGGGAGCCATTCGGGACGGTCGTCGGCAGGAGGATTCGCTTCATCAATCTTAGCAGCGAGTTCTTCCAACGTCGGTTGTGCAACGTCCTTAGAGGTATCCAAAGATACCGAGAATGTATCAGCCATTAATCACCTTAGTTATTGCGCTGGGGCTTCTTGAGGCGGTTGAGCCTGTGCCTGCAACGCTGAATCTGACATGCCTTTTACGGCGTGTGGGATGGCCTGCTTAGCCATATCCATCATCTGCATCTGTTGCTGTTGCTGAGCGGCCTGTTGGGCTTCCTGCTGCAACTGTTCATCATTCTTGACGAGACCAGCAGCATCAATCCCAAGGGAAGTAGCGATACGAGAAATATAATCACCGGGGTTCATGTATTTAGCGATCACTTCAGGGCCAAGTGGAGCAATAGCCTTCAGAAGCTGATTGTACTTGTTGAGATCGTGACCACGACCCAATGCTTCCAGACCTGTAACGATGACAGGCTTGACAATGCCCTTAGGCAAGGCAGGGAGCTTCTTGGATTTGGTCATACGGTCCATGATGCGGTTCACGAGAGGAAGCTGGAACTCCTGAGACAGGATCGAATAGACACCGCCAAGGGCATCTTCCAGTTCGCTCGCCATGAAGCGGACTTCCTCAGCAGTCACTCGTTCAGCTTGACGCTGGACAGACTGATTCATGAGGAACGCAGCAGCAAGACGTTCAGTGATGGTTTTGATGGCTTCGTATGCGATACGCATATCGGCCTGTTTATCGGTTTGCAGGGAGTCCACGTCCTGCTTCTGACCAATAACAACATCACCACTCTCAGCCTTTACAAGGGCATTGAGGCGAGTGACACCATTAGGGTTAAGCAGGAAGACAACCTTAGCAGCGGCTGCTGATGCTTCCACAACGGCCTTTGACAAGCCTTCAAGGGAGATCAGATCACCGAGATATTCTTCGACGTAGGAACGACCGTAGTCCTCATTTTCAATCGAGGTCCAACGTAGTACAATCATGGGGGATTTATCTAGGGGCCATTTGCCCTCCGAGCCGGGAACTCGCTCGCCTTTTATCTCTTGATAAAGGCACCAACCACTGTCGTCACGATACAACCGAGTGTAGACATCCACATTTTCCAATGCGTCTGAATCGAAGTCGTCTTCAACCCGTTCGCCTTTTTCTTCAGGCTCGATCAGGTTACGTTCTTCGTCGGAGAGTGAGAGTGGGGATACAGTGTCCTTGGCAATAACTTCAAGGACATTCCCTTTTAGGTCACGTTTGACCACATAGCTATCGAGGCGATAGCCACGGACTCCACCTTCTTTGGGGAGGTAGATCAGATAATTGCCACCAACAATCAGGTTCTTGAGAGCACTGAAGATTGGGCTACGCATACCAGTGCCTTCAATTTCGGACTGGACTGCTCGTTCAATTTTGTTGAGACCTTCTTCAACCTTTGCTCGTGCGTCTGGTTTACCAGCCATCTCGGCAAGGGTAAAATCATCGACTTCAAGGCGAAAGAACGGACTATTCGGGGGAAGTAGGGAAAGAAGTAGTTTGGAAGCTAGATTATTTACGCCTCGTGCGCCGATACCCTGCCAAGGGGTATAATAAATCGTAGACTTAGAATGATTTTGTGGGGGGATCAGTGTGGGGATTGTGATTTCCGCACACTTCCTAGCCCTATTCAAGAATGTCAGACGATCCGACTCAAGACGAGCATAACGTGCTTCACACGTCATCGCCGCAGCCATTGATCATATTACCTTAGGTTGGAATACCGAGGCCACCGGAGGTTCCAGTGGACGTAGAGTCAGAGATGCCCAAGCTGGTGCGATACTTCTTAGTACCAGACGATTGCTTGTTCTGTGTCTCTGTAGCGGTAGAAGCCACTGAGGCCTTCTCAGGTGCAGCCTGTTCCAAAACTGGAGGAGGAGGCGGTGGAGGAGGCGGGGGAGGCGGCGGGGATGGGGAGCTACCCATGCACATCGTTTATATCTCCTAACATGTGTTCACGTTGTTCAGTGTGGAGCATACGAAGATGTCGAACGACACCAGCAGCTCCACGGTTCATCCAGATTTTACGTTCTGTGTCGTCAGGTTCGGGAGACCTGTCGGGGTAGAGCCGCTCCAAATACTGGAGCAGCCCATCCTCGATAAACGGTGTGTGTTCGGTCACTTGATCGGACATGCGCCTGTTGCACACTCATCACCACTGTCAACGGACATCATCGCCTCGTCAGCCTCGTTGGTGAGGTTGGTCGAAGCCATACCGTTGGTGAGGTCCACCTTGCGAAGCTGGTTGGCATACGCAAAGAAGGTCTCCTTATCGACCACCTCTTGAGGGAGGTAGGGATAGCCAAGGTCTTTTGCCGTCTTAGAGGGATCAGTACGATAGAGGAATGATACACCAACGTAACTATCCCAGTTGTTGTCGATCCAGTCCACGATGGCATCAGCCTCGCTAGGATCGTAACTGATAGTCACGGAAGCATTGTGGTCTACATAGTTGTCCATCAGCAGCTTGTATCTCTCAAGCTGATCGACAGCCGACTCCAGATTCACTTCCTTCCCCGATACGGGGTCAGTGTCAAATTCCACGTTATCCCAACTAACAGGGAACGTGACGAGGAGGCTGTCTGAGGAATAAGGGTCTTCGAAAATGCGATACCCTGCATCCCTCACCATAGCAATGATGGGATCATGTTTGGAGAAACGTACATTGTTGAAAATGTATTTGCCGAGGGGCTTATGTAGTCCCTCTGTCGTGTCCATAATCTTGGACAACGTGCCAGAAGGTTTAATTGTTGTGACTGCCTTTGCACGAGGGAGGCCGAGTTCATCAGCCATATCGTGAGCACCGAGCTGTGCGTGGTTCTTGAGGGACTGCCAAGCGAATGGCTCATCCTTATGTTCCCAACGCACTACGCCAGTGACACCGACACCACAAAGGCGAAGGAACTCGTTCAGCTCGTGCCATGACCGCTGGAGCACACCATCAACGAGGTTGACGCATGTCTGACGGTAGTTAGCACGGGAAGCGATATGCACAGCGTTCCAGAGGGCTTCTTCGTCATCGTTGAACTTGCCAAGATCGATCTCGACCAAGTTACAGAATGACTTATTGCCCAACAGGATTTCAGCACAGGGGTTGCAGCCCTTGAACCAAGGTGCTCGTTTCAAAGCAGCTTCAGCATTGATAAATCCGGGTTCAGAACCACCCGCATCAATCATCATCTGGAAGATTTCTGCCAGCTCAGCCTTGGTAGGCTTCTGGTAGAACATAATTGAATTGTTGGATTGCGCCCGTTGAGGGTTGGAAATCCAGTGATCTTTCTTAGCAGCAGCAAACTCACGCCACTGTGGGTCACCATAAGGGACCAATGCGATCTCAGCAGAACGACGAGACGAGAGGGTCGTACCCAACCAGTTCATGACATCGAGGATATCCAGACGGTCGAGGAGCTGCCCCGACTTCATGTTCATCAGGTCAACGATCTTCCCCATAGCGTGGGAGAACGTCTCGTCACCAGAGCTGATCCAGCCATACCCCTTCAGACGCTGACCAGCAGGCCGAATCTGGGAGAAGTCGAGGATGATCTTGGTGACAGGAGCCTTCTGAGCAAGGAGCTTGCCTACGGCCTTCGCCCATGCTTCTGCGCTATCACCAATGGTAAGGTGCCAAACGCCGTCAGTGAGCTTCTCTGTGTTATGTGGGACACCTTTAGGCTCTGCCATCAGGTGACGCTGGGACCGAATGATCTCCAGATCGACCTTCTTGGTGAATCCAGACAGGTTACCAACGATAGGGGAGAACCCTACGCCACAGCCCTGCAACAGGAGCCAGAACCCATCAACCACATCGTGGACGGTCTCAATGCGACCAAACGAGCAGTTGAACTGGGAGGCTTCACGGACCTTGGAGATCGGTGTGCCACCCAACCACAGGGTGCGACCAGAGACGCTGATCTTCCGTTCGAGCATCAGCTCACGGAGATCGTTCAGCTCAGTCAGTTCGGTAGCATCAAGAGGCACGTCGCCCTTGGCACGTTCCCACAGCCACTGCTGGTGACGGATTACCCGTTCAACGGTCTGGTTCCATGTCTCAAAGGTCGTCCCCTCTTCGTTGAGAGGACGTGAATATGTGCGACGTGTAATGACTTGAGCACGAGCAGATGGGGTGTATGAATTGGTGAGCATGTGATCCTTAGCGGTTGTCGCCTGATCCCGAAAGCGCATTGCGGCTTCGACGGGACTGAAGTTTGTTGAGATTCTTTTCAGCGATGGAATCCAGATTGATGAAGAGACCATCTGCAATAGCTGCGATGTACCAGAGGACATCACCAAGCTCTTTGGCAATCTCCTGTCGGTTCTCTTCAGTCATCATTCCATCCTGATCACGGATGATCTTCTTCATCTTCTCGGCAACTTCGCCTGCCTCGCCAACGAGACCAAGAATCGGATAGATCAGACCAGCCTCCTGAGGGAAGAAGGCAGTCTCCATAGCGGCATCGTGATATTCATCAAACGTCATGTTCAGCATCCTCAATAAGTTGGTCAAGATACCAGCGAGCCTTCTTCAGGTCTTTCAGCTTGCTACCTTTATACGGAGAGCGGACGAGGTACTTGACCACGTTGCCTTCTGCGAAATTCAAATCCCACGCCTTGATAAAATCAAAGACTTCAATGGAACCCATCGTATAATGGGCAGGGTTCGACACTTCATCCTTAGGAGGATCGAATGCGTCTTCATTGCGTGGGCCAGCAGGGCCATTCAGTCCTTTAGGAAGCTCATACTTCTCAGTAGAACCAGTTGCTCCCACGAAGGGGAAGCTCATTTGTTTGGAGTCCATAAAATTGCCTCTTGTCTATCAAAGTCCCAATCAGTCCACTGAAGAATACGAGCCATACGAGCCTGTATAAGAGCCTCGTGCTCATCCAACCCAGCCTTCTCGTAAGCAGCCACAACAGCAGCCCACGGATCGTCAGCGTCTTTAAGGATTGCCTGAGCCTTGACCTTCCCTATACCGGGAATGCCAGTGTAGCCATCGACAGGATCACCAGTGAGTGTCTGCATCATGTGCAGATGATCACCTTCCTCCTTGGTCACCACGACAAGCTCACCCTCGATCAGGTGCTTTCCGGGGATTTGCATCAAGTCCTTGTCTTCAGACCAGATGATGACATCAGCATTGGGCCTAGTAGCCAAGATGCCAATGATATCGTCTGCTTCCAGCTTAGGCTTGATGACACCTTTGAGGCGGGTAATGGCCTGTTCACGGAATGCCTTGAAGCCAACGGGCTTACGCTGCTTTGTTCTGTTGCTCTTGTATGTAGGATTGACCTCCTTGCGGAAGTTCTCAGAGTCAGTGAAACAAAACACCGCATCACAGTCCGTTACACTAGTGATAATGTTGGAGATGGAAGTGTCTAGAGAAGCGTGTGCCTCATTGAGATCAGTGGTGATAGTCCACAGATCAGGCTCCCACTCAGTCTCCGTCTCAACAGCAGCAATAGCTTTGTAAACAAGGATGTCAGCATCGATTAAGAGTTGGGCCATGCGTTTGCTTTCTCAATATCGTCTTCGTCAGACCAATAGCCATAGTTGAACTCAAGCTCGTCGTAGCCGCCGACCAAGAAGCCATCCATGAAAATCTGTGGGACAGTCCCAAGCTGTGAGGCACGAAGGAAGTCCTTCAATCCCCACTTCTCCTGAATATCCAGCTCGGTGTATGTGTCACCTTTGAAGGCGATCAATTCCTTGGCCTTCTTGCAGTAGGAGCAATTAGGCTGAGAGATAATAACGAAGTGCGTCAATGCTTCATCTCCACAACTTCCCCACGAGGAGGACTGACGGTGTACAAAAGGTTCTTCATGGCTGAGATCAGCAGATCACGAGCTTGCACGTCGTGAATGTTCTCCAGTGACTCAGCAACGTGAACCATCATGCCTACACGCAGGGACATAATGTCCTGCTCAGGGCCAACATAAATCTCTTCATCCATTTTGCAGTGCCTTCCAGCTAATAGGGAACAACGCTTCCATGTCTGTATTGATCATGGCAGCAATCTGTCTGGTTTCCTGTTGGGTGTGATTGTCCAATCTGAGTTGACAAACACGGGCAAACGCCATCAGAGAGCCTGACCAAATCCACTCGGTCATCATGGACTGAGGGAGGACCATACGGGCTTGCTCAGGGCAAACGCCCTTGGTTATCAGCTTGTCATACAAGTGAAGAGACTCACGCACCCATTCTTCATATACGTCAACGATTGGGCTAGTGTTGCCTTGTAGGTCCATCACTTTGCAGAAAGAGATGTCTTCATCAGAGCTACCTTGCTTCACATTATCTGCTCGCATACGCCAGCCATCAGGGACGTATAACTCAGGCGTTGAATCCACATACCGCCGACTGACCTCGTTCCAAGCCAGTCCAACCTGATGCTTGACCAACTGTCGAGCAACGAAGATAGGAGCCTTGATACGGAAGGAAGCGAAGGCGTGAGCGAAGGGTGACCAGTGGTTGTGCTTGGCGAGGTATGAGATGAGCTTGGTGTCTTTGCCGGAGAGATGCGAACGATGGTTCACATAGTAAAGCTTACCATCACGGATTTCTTCATCCGCTTCAATCTCCCAGTCACTCTCCTTATCGAAGCTAACCCGTGCAGCGTTCACCACAGACAGGTCTGAACCCATCGAATCGATCAGTGTTACATTCATTCAGCAACCTTCTCTATACGTTTAGCCAAGTCCTGATAGCCAACCACAGTAGGGTGGATGTTGTCTGGTCCTAAGAAACGAGGTTCGATCATGTGATCCCCGTTTCGTTCAGCAACCTTCTTGACAGCATCGTAGGCGTAGGGCTTCAGCTCTTTGTTAGGCATAATCCAGATGACAGTTTCGCCAGCAAACTTCTCACGGATGAGGCGAGCATGTCGTTCAGTGTTGATGTTCGTATCGTTAGTACCAACGCTGACCACGTTCACCTTGTGAGGGAAGATGCGATCATTGTAGCGAACTAGAGTGTTCGCACTGGTGTAACCAATCTGAACAAGTCGTGAGCACTGGCGAAGCTCTGAAGCTACGCCAACGCCAATGCTATCTCCGAGAATTAGACAATCAAACATTCCTCTTCTCCTCTTTCATCCATGCGATGATCCATGCCCTACACAGGTCTGAGCGGACAATGTCGTCCACATCGAACTCGATAACAGGCACAGGCAGCATGTATTTCTTTGCCATGTGAATGGCCTTGGACAATCCGCTGCTCTCGTTGAGATCGGACTGCATGATGTCACCGTTGATGATCACCTTGCAGTTCTCACCAATTCGAGTGAGGAACATCTTCATCTCATGAGGGCTGGTGTTCTGTGCCTCATCGAGAATGACGAAGGCATTGTTGAACGACCGTCCACGCATGGTCTCGAAAGGCACGACCTCGATGTTGCCACTCTTGTAGGCAGTCTCGAATGCACCCTTCTCCATGCGATTGGAAAGCACGTCGATGACAGGAGCCATCCACGGAGCCATCTTCTCCTCAAGCGATCCGGGGAAGAAGCCAATGGATTTACCAGCAGCGACGTTGGGCCGAGTCAGAATGATCTTGTCTATCTTTCCAAGCTCGTAGAGATCAGCAGCAACAGTGGCTGCAATGAACGTCTTACCAGTGCCAGCAGGACCAAGTACAATGACCTGTTGAAAGTCCTTGATGGCATCGATGTAGTCTTCTTGTCGTTCAGTCTTAGGAAGCAGAGGAGGCTTCTTAGGTTTGTTTTCGATCCACTTTGTCTTAATTCGTCGAGCCATTAATGAGTCTCTGCCCAGTTATTGCCAACCTTGTACTCACCAGACAGAGGGAGTTTGATATTGAAAAACTCACCAGCCTTAGCGATGCACTCGATTGCCTTCATTCCAAATTCATCAGCGATGTCTGGGTCACAATCGAATTGGCATTCGTCATGAACCCATGCAACCTGACGCACACGAGTAGTCCATTCCATGTCTGTAAGCATCTGGTCCATCTCGACCATCCATTGCTTGCAGATCAACGCCCCAGCAGACTGTAGCAGAGTGTTAAGAGCAGCATGGGAGGAACGGACATGGAGATGACGACCATCCAGACCAATAAGGTATCCCCTAGATGCAGCTTTGGAAACATCTGCGATAAGTCGAGCCAAGGCAGGAGTTCTTTCGAGGAACCTTTTCTTGAGTGCGCCTCCTGCTGCCTTGCCCTTTCCAACAATCGAGCCGATTTTCTCAGGGCCAGCACCATATAGAAACGCATAAATAAAGGTCTTAGCCTGATTGCGAGTGTCCAATCCAGCAGCTTGCTGATTAATAGTGTGAACATCGCCTTCTACGACCTCTTTGCCATACTTACCATTATCATATCTTGCCATGAAGTGGGCAAGCATACGAAGCTCAAGACCGCTGACATCAATGCCAACGAGCTTATATCCACGGCTCGCCGTAAAAAGCGAACGACACTCTGTTCCATAAGCAGCTCCAACACTGGGGACTTGTGCAATGTTTGGATAGCGGTGGGTGGCTCTGCCTGTGACTGCACCATTGGTCACTACTGACCCGTGGATACGTCCCTTGCGGACCAGCTTGGTCCACGCATTGTCACCCTCAGCCAACATGCCAAGTCGTTTCTGAATGAGTAGATACTCACTGAGAAGCTCAGCCTCAGGCCACGTCAGCTTACCGAGAACGGTTTCGTCTACCTTGGCTGATCCATCTGGTGTGAACTCTTTAGGTTCCCAGCCACGGATCGCCTTGAGACGATGAGCTATATGATGACGTGATCCCGGATTGAACACCGTGAGCTTGATCTTATTGTATGGGCAATTTGCTGTTACCCCAGTCTTCTTATTGTCCCTCTTGGGGAGGGTGTATCCATTAGGCAAATAGAACGGACGGAATGTTGCCTGTAGTTTAGCTTGGACTTCTTCCCGCTTTTGCAAGAGAGCGGCAGTGAGCTTCGATGCGGACTTCTCGTCAAACGAGAAACCGTTTCGTTCCTGCTTGGCTACAATGTGAGCGACGTTGTGCTCTAGTACACTAGCCTTTTCGGAATAAGCCTTCGAGTCCTTGAGAAGCTTGTACAGTTTATCAGTGACCTCAACATCCCTGACGTTATATTCAAACATCTCCTCGCTGAAGTGTTCCCAGCCACCATCATAGTCGCCTTTGGGAAAACCTAAACGCAAGCCCCACGCTTTCAACGAATGGGAGCCTGTAAGCTTCCCAAGGTTGTAGCCACGACTGCGATCTTGGTCACTGAGATCAGCGTAAAGCAGTCGAGAAAGGACGAGCGTGTCCTCTATCCGTTCACGAGGTATGTGGAACCACGGATAGAGCTTCTCGATGAGGGCAAGGTCGAAGTTGATCACATTGTGACCAATGACCAGATCGGCCTTCATCAGAAACTTGATACCATGTTCAACCTTAGAAGGTTCGAACTTATATATTTCTTTGGTATCAATGTCCATTGCAACGAGGCAGTGAATACGGCTCGCCTCTTCCAGCAAACCATCAGATTCTAGGTCGAATACGAGCCGCATTAATTCATTCCTTCACAAACATTCCACAACTGTAACCATTATGGACATAAGGGACACGCCCGTTTGTCGTCACATGGGGAGGAAGTGGAACAGAACAAAACATCTTTTCCATATGAAACATCTTGTACTTGCAAGTCTCACAGGACGGACGCTGAGTAGGTTCGGGTAGAACAGTCTTACCCTTGCTCACCAACGCCTTAGCCATTAAGCGGCCCACACATAGCGGACATACTTCTGACCAGTCACGGGGTGAAACTTCACCTTGGAGATGATGTTGTGGCCTTCCTGACGGAGCAGACTGATCTGCTTGGTCAGCGAGTTGATGGAGTATTCCACCAGTGCTTCACGCACCGTGATGGAACCAGCCTTCTTGAAGTGAGCGATAAGCTTCTGGGTCTGGGTCATGCCAGTTTTCCTTTTCCAACCTGATGATTCGAGTTTGGTACACATGGTCAGGAGCCGAATGTGAAATGGCCCCCAACCCTCCTCTTCCCAAGCCCTGACGCAAGCGGTGTCAGCCATGTGGAAGAGCAAGTCTTCACTAGAATGAGACATCTAAGTCCTCCGGTGTGAAAGATTGCTCGATCAACCGTCCTGTATCTTTTCCGTACAGAAGTGAGGTGCTTACACCAGTGTCACCATTGTAGCGATTTTTCAATACACGAACGATTGTCTCATTAGGGTTGTCACCTTGCTGATTACGTTCAAGGCCTATGACAATGTCACTCAACTGAGCAATCGCATGGGAACCACGCAACTGTGCAAGGCTCGTCTGTAGACCCTGCTCATGGCCCTTGTCAGACTGACTAGGACGTTTGAGATGGGACACCACGAACAGTGCAACGCCAGTCTCCTCCACAAGGGAACGGAGCTTGGTCATCATTACATCGAGTGCTCTACGCTCATCGATTTCCTCAAGACCACTGATAGCTATGGAGATATGATCCAAAAACAGTGCATCACATTGCAGGCCTACAGCCATGTAACGAAGGCGTTCGATAAGATTCTCAGGGTCAATCGACCCAAAGCTGTCGTAGAGATAGAGATTTTCAGTTACAAGTTCAAAGGCATCCTTGTTATCCTTAGCTTCAGCCGTGTGCAGATGAAGCGGACGATTGATGTGAATGCTCATCAATCCGAGAACCGTGCGCTTGGTGTTTTCTTCCAAGGCAACGTAGCCAACCTTCCAATTATGTTTCATCAGAAGGTCGTAAGCGATCTCCTTGCAGAAGAGCGACTTACCTATACCAGAACCAGCGGTGATCGTGACAAGCTCACGCTTGCGGATACCACCAGTCTTCTCTGTTAATCCAGAAAACGGGTAGCCAACGGAGGAAGTAGTATCATCACGGCTAACGCTATCCCAAAGCTCACTGGCTCCGACAATGCCGTCTGGGCGATATACAGGAGCACCCCAAATAGCATCGATAATCTCAGAACCACGTCCAGAGGTGAGGAGTTCATTGGCATCCTTCAGATTAAGTCTTGCAATCTTGGCTTTTCCGGGTGGCAAGAGCTTGGCACATTCAAGTGCAGCCTTCTGCCCCGGATCGTCCATGTCAAACATGAACACAACCGTCTCGAATTTATTCAGCCAATCGATAGCCTTGCGGATCGAAGCAGCAGCTCCCTGTGCGCCATTTTGTACGGACACGACAGGCCACTTGTTGCCCTGAGCCTGAGATACAGAAAGGGCATCGATCTCCCCCTCCGTGACCACGACCATCTTGCCTCCGTCCCTCCAGAGCCACTGACCATATAGTGGTGCAGCCTTTGGAGAACCCAGCCAAGTGAATGACTTATCAGGAAAGCGGACTTTGGCAGCAACTGGTTGGCGTGTAGTAGGATCAAGGTAGTACGCAAGCTGAGCACGTTTACCGCCGACCTCACCGAGACGATAGGACCACATCCGAGTTGTATCTTCTCTGATCCCTCGTTTCGGTAGGTCTTCGATTTGTCCTTGGAACGAGAATACTTTTTCTTGTTCTCGACCTTCCGTTGCCGAAAGATCGGAGATTGTAGTGCTCTCGCCAGCTTGCATCGTTTCTTCATCTCCTCGATCCCATCGTTTACAGGCATGACAGTATGTATGCCCGTCAGAGTGTAGAGCGTTAGCGTCAGAGGAGCCGCAAGCATCGCAAGCTATATGACGCACAAAGCTATTGGGTTGCGGCTCCTTGTATTTCATACGTTTGCGTCTTCGCTTGTGTGCTCACTACCATTCGGACCATAGGCCACGACGGTGTCCACATAAGAGAACGTCATTCCCTTCAGGAAGTAGTGGAACATCTGCAAGAGATTAGGCAGATACTGAGAGTCATCACCACGGATGGTCCGAGTGATGTAGGTGCTCGATCCATACTCGTCATACTCAGTGTAACTGAAAGTGACCTCTGGAGGACGAGTAGGCATGGGAGAAGCGTCGCAACAATCGTTATACATCTTTTGTTTCCTTAAGCCATTCTTCAGGAATTGAATGATCAGCATACATAAAGCCATGCTTCTCACACCAGTTGGCGTAAGTAGTCTTGGACTTCTTGCTGATGCGCTGTTTAGAACTAGAGAAGACAAAGCGGATATCGAACTCAGGGTGTTGCTTCTGCACCAGAAGGTGCTTCTGCCTGTCCGCTGTTAGAAAGCGGCCCTTAGTCTCGATGATGATGCCATTCTCTAGGACGAAGTCGGGTGTATAGCGAGCAACCTTTTGCGGTTTTTCATAATGAATAACCTGATCCTCGTATGTATACCCAACTCCTGCTTGGTCTAGTTCGGCTGAAATTCTTTCTTCCAAACCAGATCGGAAGCCCTTAGAAATCAAGGTCTTTCGATGTGCCTGCGTCGTTGTCAATGGTTGAGTCCATTTCGTTATTATTGTCCGGCTCGCCCTCATACACCCAGCCGTCATCTTCAGCTTCGAATGTGGAGGCAGCAGGAACGTATTTCAGCACCTGAATTTCCTTCAGGTTGAGACGAGCACCCTTACGAGCAACGCTGATGTAGCCAGAGGCCTTGAACTCAGAGCCAGCAGTGAGAGTGAACGACGAAGGCAGCATGTTGGCCTTACCGTCCCTGTGAGGGATACGGGTGGCGACACCTTCCTTGGTCTTACCGTAAGCCTTCAGCTTGAAGGTCACAGTCTTAGTCTCCTTGTCCACCTTGTAGGGCAGATGCTCAGGAGTAATACCAGACTTCTTAACTGCTTCAGTGATAGAAGCAATCAGAGGCTCAGCATCTTCACTTGACATGGTCATACCAGTCTCAAGCTGACCATCAGGGTCAGGCATAGAACGGTTCTTGCCCATATCGAAGCTGTAGGCCTTATCGAGACGGGGATAGACAGCCACGCCACGATTGGTCTTGAAGCTCACATAAGTCTTTCCAGACATGTAATATCCTTTTGATTAGATTTCGTCCCACAGACGTTGCAAATAGTCTTCCAGTTCACCGTCTTGCAAGGTCGAAACCTGTTCGTTGAACTCAGAGAGACTCACGGTGTCAATCAGTCCAGCTTTGATGCAGTCACGAACCACGGCTTGAATATCGCCCAAGAGGTCGTGGCTCCCATTACTAATACCTTTTTCCATTTCAATGCTTTCGTCTGTGTCCGACAGCAGAGCTTTCATCGCTGTGCTGCTGGAGGGTGGGATTGTAGTTTTGGGGAAAAAACCCCCGTTATGAGAAGAAAAACTCACTTTCAGTCACTCCATTCAGGTCTAATTTCCCCATCTTTGGCTGATCGGGAATCTCAATCCCTTCAGGGAGACGGTCACGGAAGTCAGCGAGGACATCCCGTTGATACATCTCGATGAAGGCAGGCTTGACGCAGCGGGATAGGAAGACGGACATGTCGGCTGCATGGACCCCAAAGGAGTCGTGAACCATGCCAAAAGATGTGGTCAGGTTCAGATCAAGAGCTTTCATAACCGACATCCGCAACAGTGCAGCGTCGAGCGAGTGAACGAAGTTGGGAGCGACAGCCAATGCCATGTTGGAGGCGTTCAGCTTGTCGGTCTCTTCGTAGTAGGTCAGGTTGACCCTTCCATCGAGGTAGGTGTCAGCCCGTTTCTTCTTGTCATCAGGACGATAATGAATTGCCTCGAAACCATCAGGGGTCACCCAAGACATACGCTTGGAGTGGGCTGTGCCTTCCAGTTTATTCGTTACACGAGTGTAGGCTCTTGCCACTTCTGAGAGCCAACGCATCGCCTCTTTCCCCTTGATCACCACCTTGTCGATGGCGTTCCAGATGAGTTTGGCGAGGTAGACAACCCTGTCATTGTGTGACGGATCGTCTGAAGACCAAGGAAGCTGATGACCATCCTTGAGCTTCTCGTTCACAGCATCACGGGTGTATTCCATGCAGGACGAGAATGTCCCTGCATAAGGCACCACCATGACCTGTCGTTTGGTTGTCTTGCGATCAATACCAAACTTCATCCAGTCGATTGCCATCCCGTGATTGGGATGATCAGCCTGCTGGCTTGCATCCATCAGCTCCTCGATGACCACGTCAGCCACGTCCTGATAGATGTCCTGACGGGGCAGATGCGGCACGAGGTTGACAGAACGACCACCCACCTCATCCCTCAGCATGGCTGAGTAATGTTGCAGGCCTGAACAGGTGGCATCCACAGGGACCACCATGTGGGACACAAAACCAAAGCCTGTGTGCCAGAACTCATTCCATTCGAGGCAGAACCTCAGGAACTGGAACGGTTCAGACGCTTCAGTCCACCGCAGATCATTGCAGGGGTCTGTCGCAATGGAGAAGATCAGCTCGTCGTTGTCCTGAACCCAGTCAACACGCTCTTGCAGACTGATCTTGTCCTTACCGTAGGCATTGGCACCAGCTACAGCCAACCAAGCGGCCTGCTCGTCAGTATCGATTGATTTACCTTCACTGAACTCCAACAGGGCTTTGACATAGTCTGGGCCTTGAGGATTCAAGAAGGCAGGCAAGGGATACGCACGACCTCGGCTGTCGAGGTTGTGTGGGAAGTAGATGGCTTCGAAGTCCTTAAACTGGTTGGCGATGGTGAGCGTCGAGAACGCCGCCATACGCTTGCTGATGATCTCCCGATTGAACGAGTGGACCAGAAAGCACACCTTGTCGTGGGCCTTGGTGATCTCCTCGTCCACCCCGTATCCGAATGGGGCAGGAGGCAGAGGCCTTGGGTTGGATGGAGGCAGGCCAGCGATATCGCCACCCTTCTCAAACAGCACCCAGCTCAAGGTGGACAACATGGTCTTATTGACCCTCCAACCAGTCTCCTGAATTGCATTCAGTGGTGGAAGGATTTTGGACCAATCCATCGCCAGCATACGCAAGACATCACGCTTCTTCGCACCCTTGATGATCGGGTAGCGACGAGTCAGCTTGGTCGAGAGATACCCACCACGGTATAGGTGGCTCTCGGTCCATGGCAGGGGCTTCACCACCATGGGCTTGTAAAGCATGAACTCCAGCGTCCGCTCCTTGACGGTCTTTTCAAACTCCTCAAGCAGGGCAGGCTGAGCCTCGATGAATTTCCCATCGTTGCCAGTGAAGGCAATCAACCCTGTCGCATTGCGGAACAGCACCAGCAGCGAGTAGCCAATGACCAGCTTCTCCCTGAGGGTCCAAGCCTGCCAATCGAGCTGCTCAGCTTGGAAGTAGGTCATGATCGTCCGCTTGCGCCAATCCCGTGGATAGGTGCGAGCATCGAACGTCTTAAACAGCTTCCTCAGCAGTGCCTTGCGGCTGTCCTCCTGAGCGAAGAACCTCAGGCGGTATTCATCGTGGATCAGGTCAGCGGCCTTGATGGACAGGCTGACACGCTTGATCCGTCTACGGTGGGCCAGAGGCAGGGCATTGAAGAGGGACTTGGTGAACAGGTAGGCGATCACCTCAGGCTCCATGCCTGTCTTCTTCAATGCGATGGCAGCACGGTTGTGGCTGCGACCCTGTCCAGAGGGTAGGTTGATGAACTCCCTGACAGCCTCGACGAAGGCTGACGTGGCTGACCGTGTGAACCTGACACCAAGCTTAGATTCAGACCATGCGTTACGCTTGGCTGATTTCCTGTTGTCATTGTCAACCCTGAGCTTGGCATCGTCTGCCATAGACTGCTCAAGTTCGATCTGTCTAACTCTCAGATCAGTAACCATTAGCATCATCCTTATAACTGTAATGGTATGTAAACGGGGACAGTGCTGGGGGGTGGGGTTGTCAAATGTTGGTCCGTCCATGAGTGATGTGACTACAGTCATGTAAGGAAAAATCTGTGAACAAGGCGTAACCCGTTGCCAGATCACGCCTTGTTGGTTACTCATCCGTAATGAAAGGAGGAGTCAGAGTCCGCTGTTCTACCGTTGAACTATCCCCCACCATGAGCAATATCAATAGCTTAGGTGGTATCGTTTACAGATGAACTGTGTCACTGTGCCAATGCTTGTGGCACAAGGTTCACGCTCTGTCTACCCCCCTCCAACACGGAGGCGGCAGCGTATAGATCGTCAGGTGCCAGATGGGCGTAGCGCATGGTCATCGAGATGTCGGCGTGGCCCAACCACTCCTTGACACGTCTGATATCCACGCCCCGTTGGACGAGCCTAGAGGCGCAAGTGTGCCGCAGGACGTGTGGCACCACCTGTTTGTCTGAACCCAGCCCAGCGGCCTCTCTGGCCTTCTTGAAGGCATTGTAGAAGGGGTGGTAGGTCACCTCAGCGAACGGCTTGACAAGCTGGTTGTGTTTCGCCCACGGCACCCCAGCCCGTGCATAAGACACAAGCGGGATGGTGCGAGGCTTGCCACCCTTGGTTTCCCAGAAGGTCACCTTGGTCTGGTCAATGTCCTGCCACTGGAGGTCGAACGCCTCGCCACACCGACAGCCCGTGTAGAGCAGGAAGTCGAAGACACCTCGGTATAGGACAGGCAGGGCATCCCTGATCCGTCCCTCCTCAGTCTCAGTGAGGAATCGGATGCGTCCCCCTGTGACCTTGGTCAGGTCGATGTCGGGGAGCTTCTCCACCCAGCCCTTGCGTTGGGCCTTCTTGAGGAGCTTCGACAGCCGAGCCAGCTTGGTGTTGATGGTGCGAGGCTTGTTCTTTTTCAACCGTAACACTTGTGTAAGGCGTTCGACAGCCGGAGTGTCGATTTTGGCGACCTCCATCGACGGACCAAGGATCGTGACCAGCTCGTCAGCGATTCGCAGACAGTTGATCTCGTCCTTGGTCCCACCCCACAGCTCACGAGCCAAAGCGGGGATCACAAGGTCAATGGTGTGGCTATCTTTCGAGAAAGAAGCCTCATAGGCCTCAGCTTCCGACCGTGTGTTGAAGGTCAGTCGCTGTCGTTTGCCGTTGATCAGGACATCAGCCTGCCATTTATTGCCACGTTCTCTCGCCATGCTTACGCACTCCTGAGTGTTTCGAAGAACTCCTTGCCAGCTTTGGTCAAGGTCAGAATTTTATACCTACGATCCTCTGGGTCTTCGAGCCTCATGACAAAGCCCTTACCCTCTTTCTTGTCGAACCTCCTGTGTGTCCAATAAGAGATATTGCGAGACGCTGATGCGTTGGTCGTTTTAAGTGCAAGTTCTAAGTCTCGTTGTGTGCATGTGCCACGATGAGCAACAAATAGAAATGCCCTGATAGTCTGGATGTGCATTTCCCTGTCGATTTCACCTAGAACGTCCAACGCATTGTCAAGCAAGTAGGTATCCACATTG